GTGATTAAGATGATAGAACTGGATGACGGATCGTTTATACCAAGAGAATGCTGCACAGTTACAAATCCAATTACAAGTGGTGGGAAAAATGTGATTGATGATATAGAACTTCCGTGCGGAGCAGATTGTGGGGGAGATTGTACAGAATGTGTTATACAGAAAATAATGGATGAGTACGCAGTATTGACAGGACAAAAGCTTGATTTAAACAATCGGCATTGCGAAGACTGCATGAATTATGTGGCCCTTAGCCCAGGAGTAAGAGGTGGAAAAAGAGGTTTCTGCAAAGTAAGGAGACAAGCAGAAGCTAGAAGGGGAAGAGGAAAAGCATGTAAAAGATTTAAGGAGAAACGACATGAACAGGAGACGGAAAAAGACTTAGAAATACAGGAACTGAAAAAAGAGAACAGAAAGCTTCGGGAAGAGAATCAGCAGTTAAGAAAGAAGCTTCCGAAGTGGATCCCGGTAAAAGAGAAATTACCGGAGTGTGAAAACGAAAACGGAGATGAAACCCCGGTGTGGGTTACGCACTTAAGCTATTTTGATGAAAAGACACCTATTTGTGGAATTCTGGCGATATACGACCATGAGTGTGACTGTTGGCGATGGTATGATGAGACGCTTGCCATATACGAAATGGAGAGATGTCGAGTGGAAATTACAGCATGGATACCCACACCGACAGAACCATATAAACCGGAGGAGGTAAAAAATTGAAACATGAATTAACAGCAGCAATGGCAATCCTATTAATCGGCATCTTCCTGGTGCTCCTGGGAGTAGGCTTACACTCCCGTGAACAAGCCGGGAGTGAGGAGCCAACGCAGAACAACCAGCAGGCAGAGACCCCGGTAATACATACAGTCTCCCGGAACAATCACGGTAGAGTAACAGTATATAGCGGAGATGGAAAGATATTTGACTGCATTGGTACGGTAGACATGATCTCTTCCGGATGGAACGGGGAAGAGATAAAAATCATAGTGTATGTAGATGAAACCGAGGAGGCGGGAAATTGAGAGAAAAACGTAGCAGGAAGATACAGCATGCTGATCAGATGCAACATTATGATGAGCTGGAGACGGAGACTGATCCTGCAGCACTGGAACGATTTAGGCGCCCGGCATATTATCAGTCTGTAAATGTGGCTGAGTATTTGGCAAAGAAGTATGGGATAAGAGGTGATGTAGATGGACAAGCATGAGGATTACTGTATTGAAGGATATGAAAGGCTGGCAGCGGCGGTGGTAGAGCAGGCAGCAAAGGATTATAAAAGTGCATTACAGCGATTGGAACGTAAACCGTTTTGCATAGAAGCCAGGAAGATGCTTAATGATTGTGAGCGATTTTTCAAAAATGAGATAGCAATGTATTCAGATATAGATGGCGAGGCCGCGATGAAAGCAATAAGAGAAAGCGTGCGGCAGGAGGCAAGATATTGAACAAAGAGATTCTGAAGCGGCACAAGAAAAATAAAATGGAACTGGAATTGATTAACGACCAGCTTGCCGGACTCAATGAACGTTTGGACAATGTAGAGATCATATCCGGGAAAGTGACAAAGTCTAGCGATGACTTTCCATACATAGAGGAGCATATGACGGTGCAGATGGCTGAGCCAAAGGCTGCGACAGAATTGAAAAGGAAAATCCGGAAAAAAGAAAAGAGAAGAGAAATTCTACTGTCTGAAATTGAAGAGGTAGATGATTTTATAGCCGGTATGCCTGAAGGAATCGATAAGCAGATTTTTGAGATGGTTTATCTGGAAGGGATGCCTCAGCGTGAGGCAGGACGCAGGACGGGGTATACACAAGGGAGAGTTGCGCAGATTATAAATAATTTTTTGAAAGATTAATCAAATTAATTAAATTAATATTTTAAACCTGTTATAATTATAATTGAGATAAGTGAATCAGCGGTGATTCGTTTTACTTTTACTCCACGCAATAATAACTCAGGGACACCTCATTCGTCAAATATCGACAAATGGGGTGTTTTTGTTGAAAGGCCATGAACAGCATGATAAAATATCAACAGATAAAACGGAAAAATGTGGATAAAACGGACTTTGATGTGGAAAAAGCCTTAAAAAAGTGTTGATAATTACAGAAAATGTGTGGATAACTGATATATGCTATGGTATAATAGTAATATATGGAGCGGTAAAATGAAAAGTACGAAAAACATAATTATAAAAGATGTTATATTTTCGCTAATCCCGGCTTTGTGCAATGTGTTAGGCTCGACGAATATTATTGATTGGGCGAAAGGGCGGCAATACATTGGCGCGAATGTTAATGATGAATATGTAAAAACTGTATTTACTGTATTGGGTATATTTTTAACTTTTGCTCTGTTGACTGCAAATTTAATTATAGTGGAAACGAGAGAAAATATACATAGAAAACAAGCCACTGAGCTGATGAAGTACACAAAAGAAATAATGGTGGCCGCATTAGCAAAGAGCTTAGGCAAGGAATATTGTGATATAAACATACGTATTTTTGTACCACAAAAGACTATATGGACAAAATTGAAAAACGTTTTCAAAAAAAAGAAGGATTTATATTTTTGTATAAAAAATATAGACGGGTTGGCGGAAGTTGGAGTCACGAACAACTTGAAATTTCGTGTCCTTCCGGAGAGTGAGAAAGAGGGCTTGGTCGGAGAGTGCTTCTCGCTCAGGAAAATGGTATATGATGACAACTTGGTTGTTAGTAATGAAACGGACTATAATTTAAGTGAATACCAGAAGAACAAAACCAATGATTTGAAATTCATTATAGTGTGTCCGACTTTCAGTGAAGACGGAACGATTGATTCTATTGTAGCGTTTGACAGTAAAAATGAAATAAAAGTAACAAATGAAAATCAGGAGGCTTTATCCAATCTCATTCTTAATTACACGCAACAATTACACGAGAAAGTTTCCGAGTTATTTAAGGCTTAAGGAGGAAAGAATATGAAAAGTGTATTGGAACGAAATTGCTTTAAAAAAGTAAAAGCGAAGAATCAAAAGAAAACCATGACAGACATTGGAATGAATGCTTATGTGGAAAAAAGTCCGAAATTGAAATTGAGTATGCATAAGGCACAGAGTTCGAAGACGGTTTGATTTAACAGCAACATGTTAATCTTACCATATGCATGATAGTTAAATGGATTTGCACGATTTAACGGACTGAAAATAATTATGGGAGAGCCCTGGCATCAACGAAGAGGTGCCGGGGTATTTTTATGCAATAAAATACATGGTGTCATTTGATATACATAATAATTTAACCAGGTAAGGAAGGTGGTGAAGTGGCAAACGATGAAAACCTAAAGCGTTTAAGCCCGAGCGAAGCTCGAAAATTCGGAAGAATGGGCGGGAAAAAGTCGGGTGAAGTAAGGCGGCGAAAAGCAGATTTTCGAAAGACATTGAATCAGCTTCTTACCACTGAAATAGATAACCCGGAATGGACGCCAGTGATTGAAAGCATGGGACTTGAAAGCACATTAGAATCAGCTATGCTGGCGTCGATGATTAAAGCAGCACTTGAAGGAGATGTTAAGGCTGCTTATTTTGTTGCGCAATATGCGGGGCAGAGCACACAGACAGATGCGGATCTAGAAGAGCAGCAGGTAAAGATCAATCTCATGCAGGCGCAGACCGATAAAGTTGCTCCGCCTGCCCCGGAGGACGTGGAAAGGGAACCGGTAGACATACACGATATTATCATTCCGGCGCTTTGGGATTTGTTTGAGGACAAAGAGCATGAGCACCAGATAGTGACATCTGGACGTGCCGGCACCAAGTCAAGTTTTGCCGGCATTTTAGGAATCGATACAATCGCCGCTGATGAGCCTGCGGCAGTTGTGGTTCTTCGTAAGCGGCACAACAAACTTCGGAAGACTGTTTACAAAGAAATGATTCGTGCTATCGGACGCCTTGGCATGAGTAAAGACGACTTTGATATTGGCATAACTCCTATGCAGATCAGGCACAAAAAAACTGGAAACGTAATTTACTTTTCGGGGTCTGACAGCATCGATGATACGAAAGGTATTATCGACGAGGATAAGCCGATAAAATTGGTTATTCTGGATGAGCTCACAGAGTTCTTTGATCGGGGCGAGGGGGAAGAAGAGCTAACCAACATCGAAGCAACGTTCGTTCGGGGCAATGATGAGGATTTCCGAATACTCTATCTTTATAATCCGCCGAAGAATCCAAATGCACCTGTAAATCAGTGGTGCAAAAAGATGGAGCTCCGGTCTGATGCGGTACATAAGCACGTGGATTACCGGGATGTACCGATATCTTGGATTGGAAAGAAACTGTTGGCGTCCGCGGAGCTGCTGAAAAAGATAGACTTTAAGATGTACCGCTGGGTATGGCTCGGCGAATGTATAGGCGTGGATGATTTGATCTATTACATGTTTAAACCGGAAATGCATGTATATGATCCGTCCAAATACAGCAAAGAATCCAAAAAGGCTATTGGGGAAATCGGAGTTGGAGTGGACTACGGACAGCAGAATGCGACCGTATTCGAAGCAGCCGGCATTGATTACGATGCTCAGGCGTTCCGTGGCTTAAAGGAATATTACCATTCCGGGCGGGAATCAGGAAAGCAGAAGAGCCCGTCAGATTATGCGAAAGACCTGAAAAAGTTTTGTGATGAAATTGAAGCGGAATACAACCGTGTAGTGAGCTACATTTTTATTGACCCGTCTGCAGCGGGGCTGATAGAAGAGGTTAAACGGCAACTCCCACATATTTCAATTATACCAGCGAAAAACGATGTGAAGTTGGGAATTAGCCGAGTGCAGAAGTTTCTTTCGTTCCGGAAGATGCTCATCAGTACAGAGCAAAAGATGATGATAAAAGAGATGGGGATTTACCAGTATGATTCGAAGAGTATTGAGAACGGGAAAGAAGTACCGCTAAAGGTCAATGATCACTGCATGGATGCGTGTAGGTATCTTCTGGTTGGAATGTGGAGGCAGATTGTAAACATGCTGCCAGTATCAGAAAGGGGTGATAGCGAGTGATACAGTATGAGAATATTCAAAAAGCGATGGGAGTGGATATTGCAATATCTAAAAAGATGGCGAATGCGATATACCGATGGAATAAGATGTACATAAACGAAGCCCCTTGGCTGAATGATGATATAAAGAGTTTGAATCTGCCGGCGGCTATCTGTTCTGAGATGGCGCGGCTCGTAACAATGGAATCCAAGATTACGATTTCAGGGAGCCCCAGAGCAGATTTGATTGCAAAGGCGATGGCCCCGTTTCTAGCATTTCTCTATAATTACGTCGAGTATGCTTGTAGCGGTGGCGGGATTGTGTTTAAACCGTACATAGACGACAAAGGCATTGCGATTGATGTTGTAAAGGCGGGTTATTTTTATCCGACTGCGTTTGATGGTGCGGGCGATATCACAGCAGTTATTTTCCCGGAATTTAAAACCGTGGGGAAGAAGCTATATACGAGGCTGGAGTATCAGGCTTTGATCGGAAACAAATACATTATCATGAACAAAGCTTTTGTCAGTCGAAAAGCAGTGGTACGGACTGACAACATCGTGCAGCTCGGACAGGAAATCAGTCTGGAGTCTGTTCCTGAATGGGCGGACATGGTACCTTATGTGGAATTCGAAAATGCAGATAGGACGTTGTTCTCTTATTTCAAAATTCCGATGGCAAACAATATTGATCCAGATTCTCCTCTGGGAGTTTCGGTATTTGCAAGAGCCGTGAATCAGATTAAGGATGCGGATGAGCAGTACGGAGAAACATTGTGGGAGTTCCGTTCAAAAGAGACGGCGATTCAGGCAGCAAACGAGTTCTTCCGTAAAGATAGGAAAGGCAATCCGGTTCTTCCAAAGGGTGGCGACAGGTTATATCGAGCAATGGGTTCGAATGTTATGGACAATGACGGGAAACCGTTTTTTAATGTGTACTCGCCGGAAATCAGGGACCAGAGCTTCTTTAATGGATATAACCGGATTATGCAGAAGATAGAATTCAACAGCGGATTGGCTTACGGTACATTGTCTGACCCACAGACAGTGGATAAGACAGCGGAAGAGATTAAAACGAGCAAGCAGAGGTCGCATGCAACCGTAAAAGCGATTCAGAACAGTCTGGATAGTGCTATACATACTCTTGTCGGTGCGATTGATGTTTGGGCGGATATTGGAAATGTAGTGCCCGCTGGAAGAGTAGACGTGATTGGCGCATGGGATGATTCCATTGTTGTCGACAAGGAAACAGAAAGAAAGCAGGACCTGCAGGATGTTGCAATCGGAGCAATGCAGCTCTGGGAATACAGGGCGAAACATTACGGAGAAACTGAAGAGGTGGCTAGAAAGATGATTGCCCAGCAAGCTGATATTGTGGATAAGTAGGTGATGCCGAGTGAATCAAGGAGAAATAGAAGCATTATCTGTAATTACAGAGCAGGCAGCATCAAGACTCGAAAAAGAAATTATGCTGGATATCGTTCGGAGGATTAAAGCAAATGAGAATATGACATCTTCCGCGGAGTACCAGATTCAAAGGCTGCGCCAGCTGGGGGACTCTGAAGAATATATCCGTTTGCAGATTCAGATTTACCTGAGATCTACGAATGAGGAAATGGAGCGAATCTTTAGGGATGTTCCGAAAAATGAGTATCATAAGTTTGATAAGATATTCGAAGAGACGGGAGTTGACAGGATCCCGTTTATGGACAATACGGAATTGCAGGGGCTGATTACATCAACCCTTCGGCAGACCGGAAATACTTTCCAGAATATCACAAATACTCTTGGGTTCCAGGTCATGAAAGACGGAAAAAGGATATTTACTCCGTTGTCTCAGTACTATCAGGAAACAGTGGACAACGCAGTACTTGGAATGACAACGGGATCATTCAGTTATGATGTTGTTTTGAAGAAGGTAGTTATGGAGATGACAAAGAGCGGTGTTCGAACGGTTGACTATGCGTCTGGCAGGTCTTACCGGATTGAATCAGCCTCCAGAACAGCTCTTATGACCGGATTCAGGCAGATTACTGGATATATGAATGAGCAGACGGCTCAAGAGTTGGGAACGAACGATTATGAGACAACATACCATATCGGAGCACGTCCTTCCCACCAGATATGGCAGGGAAAAGTGTTCAGCTATCAGGAGCTGGAATCAGTCTGCGGGCTTGGAAGCGTAACGGGATTATGCGGAGCTAATTGCTACCACTGGTATGAGCCGTTTATTCTGGGCGTTTCTGTTCGGAATTACACCGATGAGCAGCTGGATCAGATGATTGCCGAGGAGAATAAGCCCAGATACTATGAAGGGAAAGAGTATACCACATACACCGCTCTTCAAAAACAGCGGAATATGGAACTGCTCATGCGGAAGCAGCGGCAGGATATTGTGCTTCTGAAGGAGGGTGAAGGCGATGAATTCGACATTCTTACGGCCCAGATTAAGTACCGGACTACAATGAACCAGTATGTGGAGTTCTCCAAAGCAATGAATCTTCCACAGCAGAGAGAACGGATTTATATGGATGGCCTGGGGAGAGTGGGAAGGACTGGTGTAATTCCGAAACCGAAGAGAAAAGAAGTAAATACCGGCGCTTTTAAGGAACTAAAAGTACCGATGCAGAAGAAACACATAGATCGGCTTACTGCCAGATATGGTGTAATTATTGATGACTTAAACATTAGGATACAGAGAGATGAAGGACTTCTTAACTTGGCATTTTGCGGAAGCACAGATTATAATTCCATCGGAAGAATAGATTTATTTCCAAATGCATTCCGGGATGAAGAGACTTTGCTCAGAACGATCATCCATGAGAGGTGCCACGTGCTGCAATTAAAGAAGCATGGAAAAGAATATACGCAAAAGAATCTTGATAAAATGGAAGAAGAGGCATACAAGTTTGAAGATTTCTGGTATAATATAGTCAGAAAGAGGGTGAAACAATGAAATGGTTAGATAATCTGAAGAATATTACAGCTACTGGAAAGCCAGGCAAATGTCCAGTATGCGGAAGTGAAAATACGGATTATGCATGTACGGTAATAGATAAGAGCAATAAAAACGGATGCATGGATATCTGGTGTACGGATTGCAAGAGGGCATTTCATGTTTCCCGGATGCAGATATCGAATAATTTAAAAACAGCTAAGGTCCCGGAAGGACTGAAGTATTAGATACCGCCCGTTCGCAAGAGTGAGTGATATTTTTTATTTATCTATTGTATAATCAGGTTATCAATGTAAGGTAGATGGAGGAGGAAACAAATGAGGAAAAATATTGCGGCAACTTTATTAGTGCTAACACTGGCGCTGTCAATGATGGCCTGTGGCAAATCGGAACCGGGAGGAGATAGCGGAGACGCGTCCGAGAAATCAGATAAAAAAGAGTATGTGTCTGATAGTGAGATTGCAAATGTTTTTTCGGATCCAGAGAAATACGAGGGAAAATACATTAAATTGTCTGGTAAAATCTTTAACGGCCCTGACAAGGAAGATGATTATGCTGCGTATCAGGCATGGTACGACGTTACGAATGCCGAAAATGATTTTATTTTTGGGCTTGAGGATGACTCTTTTGCAATTGACGATTATGTTATGGTCGATGGCTTGATAACAGGTGTATTTGAAGGCGAGAATATGATGGGAGGAACGATAACGTGTCCAATGATTCATGCAGAATCCGTAGAAAAATTATCTTATATGGAGGTAGTAGTCCCTACGCTTAAGGAAATTACGCCAGACAATGCAATTTCGGAGCAGAATGGAATCTCTCTTAAAGTAGATAAAATTGAGTTTGCCGAAAAAGAAACGAGAGTATATTTGACGGAAACAAACAGTTCATCTGACAAATTTAGCTTTAGCGTGTATGACATAAAGTTAATACAGAATGGGCAGCAAATTTCGCAGGATATGTCATCAATGTCCAGCTATGAAGGTGGTTATGCGGAATTACCTTATGACATCTTACCAAATGCGACATCCTCTGGAGTCTTGGTATTCCCGGCTATGGATAGTTCAGCTGGATTTCAAGTTTACGCTGAGGGATACAGCGATAATTGGGAGTTAGATTTCGCTCCGTTTACGATTGATATCTCGGTACAATAATTGAATATTTGAGAACGATACCCACTTGCTTCGGCAGGTGGGTATTTTGATGCAGAAAATTTCAGTTTATAAAAATTTTATAATTATAATTTAGGTCAAGCAGCTCGGTAGAATAAAAAATTTGCAAGATACGCATTTTGTCATACAAAATAAAAAATATCAAATTCGCATAGATAAGGCAAGGATCGCAGGCTTATGCAGGGATTTACAAAGTCACATTTATTTGCTATGGTGCCGGTATGGAGATAAAGAAAACCACCGATTACTCGGTGGCGGGAGCTAAATGATTATGTCATTAGTGTTTTCTTTGATATCGTTGATTAGTGCTTTGTGAAGCTCGCGAGTTATTTTGGTGATGCGTTTAATTTCATCGGTCGTAAGTGCAAAATCAAGGCCAGCATAGTCGAGAAGTTCGCAGATTATGGTCATTGCTTTTTCGTCAGAAATTTCTTTGGGCGATTGACTTAGGCGTTTAGTTCTGGAGAGATTAGGTATGTCATTGTAGCCGAGTAAATCATTAATAGAAATATGGAAAAAATCGGAAATTTTTTTGATTATTTCTATGGAAGGCATGCGCTGCCCGCTCTCATAGATTGAATAGGCCGCTCTAGAAATATTTAGGTAATCCGCTACTTCAGCTTGTGTAAGACATTGTTTTTGACGAAGTTCTTTGAGAGTGTTACTTAATTTTAATGTTGGCATATAAACACCTCCTTGAATAAATTTTATACTATTTGCAAAAGAATGTAAATATACACTTGACAAATTCACGAATGTAAATTATATTTTATTTGTGTTACGAAAATTGGCATGGGAAGGGGCGATGTAAATGAGTGTATCAGTAAGAATTGACTCAAACAAAATGCTGGTTGCTATAGCGAAGAAAAAGTATAACTGCGCCGGACTTGCAAAAGTGTCTGGAGTATCAAGGGCAACGATCTCTTATATAAGGAATGGAAAGAGTTGCAAACCGGATATTGCAGGAAAACTGGCTGATGCATTAGGTCTATCAGTAGAAGAGCTGATAGAAACAAAAAACGAAAAAGAGTAAACACCCACCGACCAAAGTTCGTGTTTACTCAACTGAAATAAGTTACAATGAACTCAAATTTCATTATCATTGTAGCTTATTTCCAGAAAAAAGTCAAATTAAAGAGAAAGGAAATGAATTACAATGAATGAGTTACAGATTTTTAAAAACGAAGAGTTTGGGCAAGTAAGAACGATTGAGATTGATGGTAAACCCTATTTTATGGGAAGTGACATTGCGAAAGCATTAGGATATTCAAGACCAAATGATGCAATAAAACAGCATTGTAGGGCTACGGTAAAACACCGCACCCCTATCAGTGGCAAAATGCAGGAGGTCAATTTTATTGGTGAAGGTGATATGTACCGTCTAATTACTCACAGCAAATTAGAATCAGCGGAACGGTTCGAATATTGGGTATTTGATGAAGTTCTTCCGGCTCTGCGAAAAACTGGTTCTTACGAGATGCCGAAGCAGCCGACAAAGAAGAAAGAGAAACTCCCATCCGTTAACCAGATGGTAAAGAACATTAAAGGTGCGTTGCATGACGCCGGAGTGGATTCCAAGTACATAGCAGCGGAAGTTGTCAGAATCTATTCGGACGCTGGGTATCCGGTAAAAGTTCCGCTGATATCAGACGCTCCGGTTCTCTGGGACTGTACGACAATGGCGAAGGAACTCGGAATTCATTCTGGAAGCGGCAGACCGCACGATAAAGCAATAAGTGCAATTATTCAGAAGCTGGATATTTTTGCAGAAGAAATCGTCCGGACTGCGTATAGCCGGAACGGTCACGACGGCGTAACTGTACAGTATAAAAACAGCGTGCTCCAGAAAGTGCGTGAATGGTTGTCAGAAAACGGTTATCCTACCATGATTGAATACAAGCTGTCGAATGGTAACGTTAATAAATGTAAAGTTGTGTATCAGGAGGTGGCGTAAGATGAGTTTAATTATACCAGATTACGAAGAACGCCAGCAGATTGAGAAGGAAAGAATGGATATCATCAACCTGATTATGCAGATTCAGAATGCGAAGGAGCTGCATATTCTGGCAACTATGGCAAAGAGATATTACTCGAAAAGTATTTATGACCTTCCGCTTGCACTCAATGATTTTGTTAACCTCCTTGATCAACCGATGCTGATTAAGATGCAGGAGCTGTTCAAAGAAGAAAATCCTGATTTATGGGCGAACAGACAGATTAAGGAACTCCTTGACGATGCGATAGCCCAGTATACCGGCGCTGAAGATGATAAACAGAAATCAGCATAAGAATATGGCACCGTTCAGAAATGGACGGTGCTTTTCTGCCCCCCAAAGGTGGTGAGAATGATGTAAAGTACAATAAAATACACGAACATGGCACACGGATAATCCGTGTGTTTTATTTTGTCCGAAAACCTTATGACGCTTAAACTGACGGGAATATCCCCTTGTGGCATGGGAGATAACTGCCACGGCCAGCGGCGGCACCGCAATAAAAAACAGCGGTCAAAAGAAAGGAGAAACTATGGAACTTAAGGAATTATTAGGAGAAGAACTGTTTGCTCAGGTGGATGCGAAGATTCAGGAGCATAATAACGGTGAGCCCGACAAGCTAAAGCATGTAAGATATGCAGATTTGTCAGAGGGCAATTACGTCAGTAAAGAGAAATATCAGACCTTGGAGACGAAATCAAACGGCCTGCAGACCCAGCTCAGGGAGGCAAACGATACCATAAAGTCTTATAAAGATATGGATATTGATAGAATCAAGCAGTCGGCAACAGACTGGGAGACAAAGTACAATGCAGATACAAAGAAGCTCCAGGACCAGCTCGACAGCCAGCAGAAGACCTTTGCTGCAGAAAGGTATCTGGATGGCCAGAAAATTAAGTCGCCTTTGTCACGGAAGACGATTTTGAATGACTTCTTGGCGCAGAATATGGAATTCAAGGACGGAGTATTCGTCGGAGCTGATGACTACATGAAAAAGGTGCGCGAACAGTACCCGGATGAATTTGAAGCGGATGAACATCAGGAACCCGAAAAGAAAATATTTGTCAGGGGAACGAGCCGTACACCGAAGCCGACAACGAGGTCGGAGGAAGATGCTTTCCTGAAAAGTAAATACGGTAACAACAAATATGCAAGGAAATAAAGAAGGAGACTAAAAATTATGGAATATGGTGGATATAACGTAAGCGAGAAATACAGCCCGATCGTGGAACCGAACTTTTACTTTGATGCGGTCTTTCAGCCGGGGCTTACCTTCAGTGACCAGCATCAGGGAGATGCGGAAGGTGCGGGAGCTGTAAAGATTTTTAGGCTGGCAGCTAAGTCTGCGAAGGACCCGAAACAGCCGGCATCTGACTTTACACATAATGCGGCGGATAACGATCTAATTCCGTTGTTGCTTAATAACCTTCAGCAGGAGTCCACAAAAATCTATAACGTGCAGGCGGAAGCGGTACCGTTCGATATGGCGGACGCGCACCTTGCCCAGTCTGTGCAGGTGTGCCGTGAAGGATGGCAGATGTCCGGTCTTGCCTGCCTTGCTCATGAGGGTACTGCAATGACGGATACGGGGGCGATTACACCATCCAATATCATTAGCAAAATTATCGCCGGAAGAAAAACGATCCGCAAGCAGAAGGCATCTGCAAATGTGGTAATGGCATCCGTAGAGACTTACAGCACCATGCTAGAGGTTGCGGGAGATAAGTTCGTACCGGTTAAAAACGATGAGATTATCAGGACAGGGCAGATGGGGTATTATCTGGGCATGCTGTGGGTGGAATGCAATATGCTGGATCTGTCTACGGCAGCAAAATATTACGATTATACTGGCACGCTTCAGACGGAGGACCTTTCAAAGATTGAATACATTATGTATGACTGGAGGGGATTCCATATCGTTGATTTACTGGATATGGCGCGGCTTAAGGATTCCGAGAATTTTAACGGAACATTAGCGCAGGTTGAAGTGGTTTCCGGATATCGTTTAGGTGATAAGAATTATGCGGTTGTAAAGAAAACTGCCTCCGGGCAGGCTTCGGGAAGTCAGGGGGAATAGCAGGGTATAGCCTGGGAACAAATCAGCGGTATACAGCCGAGGACCTGAATGCGATGACGATTACGCAGATTAGGTCTCTGGCTGCTGATTTAGGCTATACCATTACGAAGACTTTAAAGGCTGATATTATCGAGGAATTTCTTGAACGACAAGCGGGTGAACAACGATGAGAGTTTATGCTGATCTGGAATTTTATTATGAAACATATGGTGGGGTCAAGTTGAGTAATGAGACGGAATTAAAACGCTGGATAATGCGGGCGACATCTGAAATCCGGCAATATACCTTTGGGAGAATCGACCAGATGGAAAATATTCCGGAAGAGGCCCAGATGTGCTGCTGTGAGGTTGCGGAGAGGCTATATATGGCGGACAATGCAAAGTCAGAAAATGGGGCGATTTTGCAGAGTTATAGCAACGATGGAGAGTCTGCGACTTATGCGGTTGCTGACATTTCAGAGGACGCGGTTAAAAAAGAAGTCTATGGAATTATTCATAGATGGCTTTCCTTGACTGGCCTAATGTATTGCGGGGTGAGAAGTTATGAATCCGAATTATAATCACACGATTACGCTTTACAACTGCCTGAGAGCCGAAGATACTCCGGAGAAGAAGGATATCTGGTACCGTCACGTGCTGCGTAACTGCTTTTATAAAAACCTTGTGGTTCGGGGGGAGAGCGATAAAGGCGTGCGGATGACGAATGCATACACGGTGCGGATACCGGAATCGTCGGAATACAAGCAATATCACGAGTGGGCAAAGCTCCCGGAAGAGTTGAGAGCCTTGTATTTTACATTACGGACAGACGATATTGTATTAAAAGGAGAGTGCCGGGGCGAAATTACTGGAGTGGCTCCGCACACAGCTGCACAGGTTTTGAACATGCATAAACCAGATGCTTTCCGGGTTACTGCGATATCAGACAATACGAATGCAGTTTCCGGAAAGCATTATAGGCTAGGAGGTTGAGGCAATTCAAGACGGAAATAAAGTGGAATAAGCCAATTGAGCAGATTGTGGATGAGGCAACCGGAGGCGAGTCAACGCTTCTTTTTATGGCAAATGAGGCTGAGCGGTTGATGAATCCTTATGTACCAGCCAGAAACATGATTCTGTCGGGAAACGTAAGGACGTACGTCGAAGGGAAGAAGGGAATCGTGCATTACCTCTCGCCCCATGCGCGATACCAGTTTAACGGAATACTGATGGTATCCAGGATTACGGGGAGCCCGTGGGCGCGGTATGGTGAAAGCAAGGTCACGACCGGACGGTCCCTGAGGCATAGCCGCGCAAGGCACGCTTTTGCGACATCTCACTGGGACAAAGCAATGAAGGTGGCGCGTATGGGAGACTTCATAAGAGCTGTGCAGGCATATGTGAAAGGCAGGAGATAAAATGACGAAGCATGATGCTATGGTAGCATACATCAGTCCAGAGATTGAGAAGTTGACCGGAGGTGCGACTACATTTAATTTCGCAAATGATGCGCCTGGATCCGTATCTTTTCTGACCAGCTATTCCGGTAAAATAGTGAAGCGCTATGTGCGTGCGGCCGATAAGGAATATGGTTTTTCCGTAATCTTCACGTGGTACTATTCGCCGGATATGGACAGTACCAATGTGGAAGCGATGAATATGGCGCAGATGCTGATAGACTGGATTAAGGAGCAGGATAGAGAAAGGAACTATCCCAATTTCGGGGAGGAATGCCAAATAAAAAAAATAGAGGTCCTGCAGAATATGCCAGACCTTGCAACCGTGGATTTAGAAAACAACCTGGCGCAGTATATGGTACAGTGTCGGGTTATTTATTTTGAAAAGGAGAAGAGAAGGATATGAAATTAAGCGAATTGATGAAAGATTATACTCCGTCACCGACCTATGAAGGGTGGGTGACAAATGATGATTATGTATTTGCAATCGATCTGACACCGGGAGGAGACGCGGCAACCGCGGAAGCAGATTATGCAGTAGTGGAAATGGGAATTGCCGGCCTGGATGCACAGCTCAACCCGGTAACGCAGGACAAGCAGTATATCCGTTCCGGGCAGAACACGATGAAAACCGGAACGCAGCGTTCGTTCTCTGTGACTGGAGACAGATATGTGGGGGATGAGGCACAAGATTTCTGCCTTTCCCATGCCATGAAGTACGGTACTGGAAATGGCGTGGTTACGAATTATCTGTATTTTAACATTTTAACCGGAAAAGGAGAGAAGGGACAGATTTCCATTATTGTGAACAGCGATGGTTCTGGTAATGCAGGAGAGTCTTCTGCGGTGGATATTGAATTTAAGAAGATTGGAAGCAACCCGGTAGAATACACCTATTCGGCAGCATGAATTGAGTCTATGTCTGACGAAACGAAAATACAAAATGAAAATGTTTTGACAGCAGAAGAAATGGAGGATGGAAGCAATGAGTAACATTAAAGTAAAGATTCTGGGGGCAGAGCTGGAGGCGGATCTGCTGAATCCGGAAGTGGCGAGAAAATTTGAAGATGGTTATCACAAAGCAATTGACCGGATTAAAAATGCGAATGATATCAGTAATGGACCTGATGGGCTTAAAGAGCAGTGTAATGCAGTCATTGGCTATATTGATGATATCTTTGGTGTGGGAAGTGCAAAGAAAGTTTTTGGTGACTCTACGAATCTGCTCATCTGCCTCAGTGCTCTTGAGGAACTCACATCGCTGTATACAGATCAGGTTAACCCGCATATCAGAGAATCCGTCTCCAGAATAATGAAAAAAATGGATCGCAACAAGGCAGATGTCCGCGAAGAAGTGGACGAGAACGAAGATGCTTAATATCCTTATGGGGCACTTGCCACAGTCGGTTGAGGTTTCGGGGAAAGAGTATCCGATAAACTGGGGCTTTCGAACCGGGATCCAATTTGAAGGTATCGCGCGGAATACTGAATTAGGGGAACAAGAAAAGATCTGGAGAATTTTAAATCTGTATTATCCCAAAGTACCGGAAGACCTTCAGGGAGCGATGGAAAAGGTTCTGTGGTTCTATCGCTGTGGAAAGACCAGCGATGAGCCAGATAAAAAGCAGAAGAGGTATAGGCAAAAGGATTCGGATGCGCCGGCTTATGCGTTCCTCCAGGACGCTCCGTACATATATGCCGACTTTAAGAATCAATACGGGATAGATTTGGCAGAGTTAAAAGAATCGCTCCATTGGTGGAAGTTTTCGGCTCTTTTCGAATCTCTTGGCGAAGAGACGAAAATAGGCAAGATTATGTATTATCGGAAAGTCCGCATTACAGGAATGCCGAAGGAGCGCAGAGCCTTTATAAATGAAATGAAGAAGCTGTATCGTATTCAGCATGTGGATTCCGGAAATCACAGAATGACGCTGGAGGAACGAAACCACCGGTGGAGAAATTATGTGATAAGCCGGTACGAAAAGAAATAGCTGAGTGTAAAGAATGTCGGGCATGTGCTCCTGACACCCCAATAAAAAGCAATTAGACATGGCGAAAGGCTATGTCTTTTTGCGTCACATTAGGAGGATGGCGTAAATGGCAAGTGATGGAACAATAAAAATCACGACAGAACTGGATAATAATGCGGCCCAGAAATCAATGTCTAAATTTGAAAGTATCGCGAAGGCAGGATTAAAAGGAGTTGTAACAGCTGCGACGGCAGCGAGCGCAGCAATTGGCGGGATAGCCGCATACTCCATTAAGGTGGGCTCAAGCTTTGAAGAAGGCATGTCAAAGGTCTCTGCTATCTCCGGGGCGGCCGGCTCGGATTTGGAAGCCCTTTCTGATAAAGCGAAGGAGATGGGCGCGAAGACAAAATTCAGTGCCACGGAAGCGGCAAGCGCATTTGAATATATGGCGATGGCAGGCTGGAAAACGGAGGATATGCTGAGCGGTATTGATGGAATTATGAATTTGGCGGCAGCGTCTGGGGAGGATCTGGCTCTTACTTCCGATATCGTTACAGACGCACTTACTGCGTTTGGGCTTACCGCGGCAGATTCCGGACGCTTCGCTGATGTGCTGGCAGCCACATCTTCTAACGCGAATACCAATGTTTCTATGATGGGAGAAACATTTAAGTATGTTGCTCCGGTCGCTGGAGCATTGGGATATTCTGCGGAAGACACCGCAGTGGCTATTGGGCTTATGGCAAATTCCGGAATCAAAGCCGGGCAGGCAGGTACCGCACTGAGAGCAATGCTTTCCAGACTGGCGAAGCCGACTGAGGAAGTTGCAGCCGTAATGGATAAGCTTGACCTATCACTTACGGATTCTGATGGAAGTATGAAATCCCTGAATGAGATTATGCTTGATTTGAGGGAGGGATTTTCGGGGTTATCGGAATCCGAGCGGGCAAGTACGGCCGCGGCTCTTGCAGGGCAGGAGGCGATGTCAGGAATGCTGGCAATCGTAACTGCATCGGATGCGGATTTTAATAAGCTGAAAGATTCTATTTATAACTGTGACGGTGCTACCGAAAAGATGGCGGCTACCATGCAGGATAACCTGAAAGGTAGCATCACGATTCTCGGTTCTGCAGTTGAGGGATTTGGAATACAAGTTTATGAGAAGATGCAGGAACCGTTACGGGATGTAGTGGAGACCGGAATTGAGTGTGTGGACGGGTTATCCGATGCTTTTGAATCTGGAGGTGTTAAAGGCGTTGTTGAGGAACTTGGAAGCCAGTTTGATGAGCTGACAAACAGAATTGCGGAAACCAGTGATGTGGCTGCCGGAATTGTAGGGCCATTTAAGAATACTGCAAAAATCGGTGTAAATTTAACGAAAGTAGCTATTATACCTATGGCTAATGGGGCGAAACTCCTGGCCGAGAATATGGACATAGTGGCACCAGCAGTGATGGCGGGGGTGGCGGCATTTAAGATTTATAAACCCATCATGAAGACTACATTGGCACTGACGAAAGCGCATGCAGCGGCTGGTGCTGCTGTAGCGGCGATGGAGAAAGCGAATGCTCTGCAGCTGGTATCGACCAATGGCGGTCTAACAGTTCAGCAAACATTGATTGCGCTGCATAATGGTCAGATTACAGCAACGACAGCCCTGACTGGTTTGTGGGCGAAGGCGCAAACAAAATTAAATATGGCTATGGCTGCAAATCCGATTGGGGTTGTGGTTACAGTTGCTGCGGCTTTGGTGGCAGGGGTGTCGGCATATGTTTTAGTGACGGATAAGGCGGCGGAAAATACAAGAATTTTTTCGGAAGAAGAAAAAAAACTTTGCAACAGCATCGATGCAACTTCAGAATCTTTAAGGAAATCAAAAAAGGTACGGGAAGAAAATATCAATGGCATTATACAGGAATATGGATATACTGAATCTCTGGCTGATGAACTGCACAAAATTGTAGACGAAAACGGTCAAGTAAAGGATGGATATGCAGACAGAGCAGCATTTATCACATCTACACTTAGTGAGGCATTAGGATTAGAGATTGAATTAATCGATGGGCAGATCCAGGGATATGGAGAGCTAACAGATACTATTGGTCGTGTTATTCAGAAAAAGAAAGCCGAAGCGGTGCTTACTGCTTATGAAGAGGATTATCAGGCGGCCATAAAGAATCGCGCCTCGGCGATGCAGGATTTGATTCGCGTATCGAATGAGTATGAGGAAGCTCAACGTAAATTAAAAGAGGCTGAAATAGAACAGGAAAAATACTTGGAAGAGAATGGAATTCTGAATCAGGCTCTCACAAATACCATTGATACGCTGGGCATGAAAATGGAAACTTTGGAAGAAAAGGTAGGAAAAGCAAAGTCTTCTTACGAAGAATATAATAATACAATTTCTACATATGAGGGGTTGTCGGCAGCGATTGAAGGGGACGCGAGCCAAATAGAGCAGGCCTTGATGACAATTCAGACCAACTTTAAATATTACGGCGAAGCCTCGAATGAGGAACTAAAACAACAGGCCATAAAAGCTGGAGAAACGATGGACTTGATGGGTAAAGCCATTAAGGGCGGCATTGTATCAGCAACGGACGGTGCGGTGGCGGAAACGGCGAATATGTCTGCACTTACACTGGCGGAACTTGCAAAGATTCCGGGAGGAGCGGCAGAAGTTGCATCCGAGATAGATCCTGCAATGCTGGAGCAGTTAGTTGGATTGTCGGGGGTACTTAGTGCTGAGGCTAAATCAGCGGTTTCTGGATTCCTCGAGGGATTACATGGAGTAGATGAGGGAACAAAAGAAAAATTTGTTAAGGCATGCGCTGGGGCATTGGAAGGATTGAAAGGCTTTGAGGAGATTCTTCCCCTTGCAAAGACAGATGCGGATGCATTTCTGGAAGCTCTTGCAACAGCTTTGGAAGTTCATTCCCCTTCGGCGGCAGTAGCGAGAATTTTTGGACAAGTATGGCCAGGAGCCAGCCAGGGACTGGATTCAGGGCAAGGGGAGCTTACCGAAAAAGGGAATTCCGTCATCGCCAACTTCCTTTCCAGTTTGAGTGATGGCGGCCTTTTGGGGAGCGCGAGACAAGTTGGAACAAAAATCATGAGTTTCTTTGGGCTAGGTATATCCTCCCAAACTGAAAATTCGAAATTTGCTGGTAAAGCCAATGCAGAGGCAGCAAATTTCGGAGCTGGCTCTGTAAACCCATCTAATACTGGAATGATGTTTGGATCCTGGTATGTGTCTGGTGTGGGCAGCAAAATCGGCAAAGCAAAATCGGAAGGAGAATCTTTGGCAGACAGTGCCGAATCAGGGTTGAATACCGCCGATGGATATTCCATAGGTTCTAGTTTTGGCTCTGGTTTTGTCTCTGGGATTGGTAGTTGGATTTCGAATGCGGCATCCAAAGCGGCAGAACTCGCCAACAATGCATTAAACGCAGCGAAAAGAGCGCTGGATTCGCATTCTCCGTCAAAAAAAGCAAAGAAAATCGGGAAAACGCTTCCGCAAGGATTCGGAGTCGGAGTTGACGAAGATGCGGATGTAGCTGTTAAGTCAGCCGAAGAGATGTCAGCTGCCACACTTGACGCGATAGATACAGATGTTATATCTAAAAAATTGCAGGGAATCAACATACCAGATACGATGTCGAGAATTTATGCAGCGGTTGACGACAGGCAGAATCAGGTGTCACAAAGAGTGATAGCTGCAGTGAGCGGAAAAGAGAATCTGGCGTGGAGAGAAAAAAAGAGTGAACAGATTGCACACATTCCAGAGGAGGATATCAATAAGTTGGCGAAGGAATTTGCGATTATTGCGTCAGAAGAGATAGCCGAAAGAATGGATGGGATGGGGCTCTACGCAAGAGAAAGGGAGTTATTCAGGATGATGAGGGAGATGAGGTAAGTGAAGGATATCTATTATGTAAATAGCGCCGGAGTAAAACTGAATTTATTAGCGCCTCCATATATGCTTCAAACAGGAGAAATATTTGACTATAAATGGTTGTACAAGAGCAACATCACGTCATTGCACGGAGGAAAAATAGAAATATTTTTTAAAGAGGTAGAAGAACGGGCACTAATTTTAAGTATTATCAATTATGGCAAGAAAGAATATTGCGCAGCAATCGATAGGTTTTGTGATGTGACAGAATACGATGTCGTGAATGAAGCTCCGGGGAAATTGTATTTTGGAGACCAATACATTCCTTGTTATTTGACTACATCTAGGAAAACAGAATGGGAGAGCGATAGCAGTTTTTTGGATAATAATGTTACATTAGTGATAGAAAAACCATTCTGGATTACCGAAAAAAGCTTCCAGTACCTGCCAAAAGCAAATGCAACCGCAGAAGACGACATTAAAGTGTACAACGAATGCACCTATCCTTACCGCTACCCAGCCCTCGACGAACCTGATTATCTCGCAAATGACCATTACGCTCCGGTCGATTTCCGCATGATCGTCTATGGTCCGAGGCTGCGCACCAACATCCTGATCGGAGATCAAATTTACCATGTAGAATATCCTATATCTGGCGGTGAGTACATGGTGATCGACAGCCGTGACATCGCAAAAGAAGAAAAAAGAGTCTATCTGGTGCGACAGAACGGCGAAACAGTAAACCTCTTTAATTACCGGGACACGATAAACTCCATTTTTACAAAGATCCCACCCGGAAACCACGTGGTGGATATTGGAGAGGCCGGGATGGATATCACAGTCTACAAGAGCCGGAGCGAGCCGGAGTGGAGCCAGAGCGAGAAAACATCCGAGCTTAGGATACTCTAGGAGGGAAAAATATGGATTTTGTTTATGCAGATGAAAACCGCGCGGACATCGACTATTTTCGAGAATCGGTAGACTTTGAAACCGGGGATGAGGATGCCCTGAACGATTTTGAGATCACGACGAGCATATTAAAAAAAGGATACACTGTATATGCCCCTGGAACTGAGTGGGGAGGAATTGTGGAGTACCTGAAAGGCACTAACACCGGGAATGTCCCCGTATGGAAAGGGCACACCTGGAGAGGGCTATTGATGCAGGACATCATAGAGCCGCCGGCCGGGAGCGACTACCGAACCGTATCAGGGGAAGCAAATGGGATCATAAAAAATCTCCTTAGTGGTGTGCTAGGGGGATTTTTTCGTGTCCCGGATAGGGGTTCCGGGCTTTCAGTGTCCTCTTACCAGTTCCCACTTTTTTGCAAGGTAGGCACCGGGATTATGGATATGCTGCACAAATACGGGTACCGGCTAAGCATCCACGCCGAAAAAGAGGTTCCGGGGGAGCCGTATATCGTATACTGCGAGGCAGTGCCGGCCGAAAAAGTAGCCGGGGAGTTTAACGCGGACAACAAAGTCCCCATGACATTTATCGATAACGGGATGGGGGTCAACCACCTGGTGTGTATGGGATCCGGGGAGCTGCAGGAAAGACAGCGGATAGATCTGTACCTGCAGCCGGACGGAAGCATTGGAAAAACGCGATATTATACTGGTTTTGCAGAACGGAAAGCCTATTACGACTATGGAAATGCACAGTCACTTGAAGATCTGGAAGAGAATGGCAGGAAGCGGCTGAAAGAGATCGCATCCGGAAAGGCGATTGAGTTAAAGCTTCCAGACCGGGATTATGAGATTGGGGACGTGGCATGCGCAAGATACCGGGAGCACGATCTATATATCGAAAGACGTATAACCCGGAAAATATTAAGAAGGACCGAAACGGGAGAAGAGATTGAATATAAGGTAGAAGGTGATTAAATGGCATTTGATATGATTACAGCGGAAGGCCACATCGTAACAGCATTTGATGATGCGGCAATAAGGAAGGGAATATACGGCGATCTGACCGTGGGGGAGATTGGAGAAAAGTTGGAGTATCAGATTGTGTCCAGCAATGTCTTAAGGGTAAAAAGCGGGGTCTTAATGGGCCAGGGAAGACAGATTATAATTAAACCCAACACCTACGAGGATTTTACATTTGATAACGGGACTCAGGGTACGATACGATATGATATCTGTGGTTTCCGGTACATTAAATCGGGAGACACAGAGACACTGGAAAAATTTGTAAAAAAAGGCACGGGTGTCGAGAGTGTCCCCACAGTGAATGATCTGTGGACAGGAGCTACGAGTACGGAGTTTGGATTGTACCAGGTAATGTTTAATGGCCTCGTGATGGAGGAGGTCACCCCGCTTTTTGACACATGTAACACGCTGCCAAAACTATCCGAAAAAGGCGCGGTCGCCACAATCGGGAATTACGGAAAGACATGGAACCTGGATAAAGACTACAAACCCATAGCAGGAAAAGAAATCAGGAACACAAATCAGGCCATGTTCGATTGCACCGGAGAATGCATCTTGGTTAAAAAAGAGGGATATTATCTTGTTTGCGCACAGACAAACTGCTTTTCCGATGATGGCACCGGCACGGTCTGGATGAAGGTAAACAAAATGGCAGGACCCGCCTCATCCGACCCACTGTCGGCACAAACCTATATCTATAAGGGATACGCAACAGCAAGCGTACAAGGAGTTGTCTGGTGTAACGTTGGAGATAAACTAAACATCCTGGTATCCGCATCGACCGTATCCGGAACACTTAAGTGTGCAGGACAAGATAAGCTCACGGTAATCAAACTCTAGGAAGGAGAAAACAGTGGAAAACAAGATTGGAGAATAAAGAAACAGAAGAACCATCCGAGGGCATTCCAGAAGACGAATACCCGGAATACATCCAGCCAACCGGCGCGCACGATGCCTACCATACCGGGGACAAAATTACCTTTAACGGAAAACATTACATCTGCATCGCTCCGGAAGGCGTAGCAGTAGTATGGAGCCCGGATACATACCCGGCATATTGGCAGGAAGTAGAATAGGAGAGGAAATATGGAAATCAGAGCAAGACCGTAACGGTCTTATTTTTATACAAAAAACAGTTGCGCCGGCGCAATGGAAAGGAGAAGCATGGAGACAATTATTTCAGCCTGTATCTCTGCAGGCGTAACACTTATCGTGTGCCTGATAAGCAATCGCGGACAGCAGGAGCGTACACGTGCCCTGATGGAGTACAAGATTGACGAGCTTACGAGGCACGTAGAGAAGCATAACAGTGTGGTGGAGCGTACATACATCTTAGAAGAAAAGATGAAAGTAGCAAACCACAGAATCGACGATCTGGAAAGGAAGGCAGAGTAGCATGGAACAGATTATGAATTATGTAAAACCGGAACTTATTGTTGTAGCGATTGCATTGTACTTCTTAGGGGCATGGCTTAAGCAAGCGCAGACCGTAAAAGATAAGTATATCCCACTTATCTTGGGGGCTGTGGGAATATTTATTTGTGGGATTTGGGTGGCATCTGTAAGCCAGTTTGCAGATGCACAGGCGGTTTTAACCGGTATCTTCGCGGCGATCACGCAGGGTATCCTTGTGGCAGGATTGAGCACTTATGTAAACCAGCTTATCAAGCAGCTTAACAAAGAGGAGTAGAGGGCGAGTAATCGTCCTCTTTTATATTTGCGACGTCGTAGGAAAGGAGAAGATTTATGGAACTTAATGACATTTTGAAGCTCGGCAACGAAGGTGCCCCTGCAGAATGGCTCGCGCATCTAACCGGAAATGGCATCGAGGGCATTGACGGAGACATTTTAAAAACCCTGATCGAGGAGGATAATTCTAATGACCCATTATTTCCCGTCCTCCCGATCGAAGCCACCCCAGAGATCCAGTTTTATCCCTGCAGCACTGCCAACTACACAAAGGGTCGCGGGGGCAATCCAATTCTATACCTCCCGATCCACTTTACATCGGGGGCAAACACACAGGCCGGCGCTGCACTGGCCAACTGTAAATATTTTAACCGGGTCTCTGCTGGCGCATCTGCCCATTTTTTTATTGATAGCGGATATACAATCTGGCAGTCTGTACCGGAATCCGACACCGCTTGGCATGCGGGAAACTGGGCCATGAATCAGAGATCTATTGGAATCGAGGTATGCTCAGCCGGCGCATTTACCTCGGGCGAGATCGAGAGACTGACCTGGCTGGTGCGAAAGCTGATGAAAAAGTACAACATTCCCGCGTCCAGGGTGATCCGGCATTACGACGTAACCGGGAAGAGATGCCCGGCCTACTACGTAGATTCCTCCCGCTGGAAGACTCTCCATGCCCAGATCACCAGCGCAGAGACGTACGGCTGGAAAAAGGACTCCAAGGGCTGGTGGTACCGGAACGCAGATGGCAGCTATCCGGCCAAAAAATGGCAGGAGATAAACGGAGATTGGTACTACTTTAACGAAGACGGCTACATGCTTACCGGATGGCAGAAGATTAAAGACGTGTGGTATTACCTCGGCACCGACGGAGCTATGCGGACCGGCTGGCAAAAAGTGAACGGAAACTGGTTTTACCTGGACAAATCAGGAGCGATATACGAAAACAAATGGCTCGAAGATGAGGAAGAGTGGTACTATCTAAAATCTGGCGGCTACATGGCCAAGAATGAAGTGCTAGAGATAAATGGCAAGTATTACGCATTTTTATCAGACGGACACATGGGTCGCACGGATGAAAATGGCGAGCTGGCTTAAAATGATCCCCGGGGCTTACCGCTCCGGGGAATCTAAAATAACACTCCATCCTTTATATGTACAAGAACATGCTTTTGGTTTGCCTTGCGCACCGCGCTTGGCTTGCTGGATGCCGGCCATTATCTTATATGCTTCGGATTCACTTGTAAATCCAAATAATTGGTAGTTATTGCGCGCCCAGTTTGCGAGAGAGCGGAACTGGTAGTGCTTTCCCTCGGGGCTTACAAGATGCCAGTCTATAGCGTTTACATTTGTTTCAAAGCGGCCAGAGTTTGGACTCATCTTTGCGGCTGCAGTGCCCAATCTCAAGTTCGCTGTCTGCCCGGAATCTGATAAGCGCTTTTTGGCGTCGGCGCTCCACCGACTAGACTTCCCCTTATGGGAGAGTGATTTACGCACCTTGCTGCATTCCTTGCCGCAGGTGATTTTCTTGGAGGACGGAGGGCATTTAAACACCTTTCCGCAGATCACACACTTTCTTTCCATCTTAAGCCCTCATCGATTCGAGTTTTTCGACAATTAATTTCTCGGCCCAAGGCGCAGGTTCGCGTTTCCCGGACTCCCAATCCTCTAAGGTCCTTACCGGAATCTCAAATATTCTGGACATTTCTGCGCGGGATAAACCGGCCTCCATTCGTTTTCCGCGAATACTATTCCTTTTAATCAGTTTTCCGGCCCTCTCAAGTTCAGCTCTGCATTCTTCGCTCGCCTCATCGTCAAATAACCATCCGTCATTTGTGTGACCGTTAATTTCGTATGCGTGGCCATTTGCAATAAGGTTATCAAGATTATATCCCTCCGCCGAAAGCTTGTTCGCAACCTCTGCCATGTCAGGGGCGGGAGGCAGCTCCCACACCCCGGCCGGCTCTTTGTAAAAATTATCAGTAATCCATTTATCGAGTGCCTCTTTTGTAATAAACCTTTTCACGTCTACACCTCCTCGTAATCGCAGTAAACAAAATGCGATGTACCATCGTACCATATTAATGCTGGTCTTCCGTTTTGCTGGCCAAGCATTTCGCTTGCGAGGTACGTCTTGCCATCTGGCGTATCTATCAACAGATTGCCCATTTCATTTTCAGATGCAGTAAAACCTTCCGGAATCTCGATTTGTATCTCATCCCACGCCACAGCAGTGCTGTGTGGAGCACCTACTGTGTAAACATTTCTTTTTTCATTAGCAAGCACACCATAATTTTTGAAAGCCTTAATCTTCATCCGTTTTACCTCCTATTATTTTGATAAATATTCACCAAGTGTACAAACAAAATAATTCGTAATTCCCAGTCTCTTGTTATTGTATTCTGCTGTTTTTCTGACTTTTTCAAACTGTCCAGGCATTCCGACACCTACGATTCCGTTCTTTTTGTGATACATCATCGGAAGACTGTTCATTTCTTCTTCTGAGAGACCAGACTTTCTGATTTGATCCAAAAGCTGTTGCTCTTTTTCACTTAATTTTTTCGCCATGTTTTTTGCTTCCTTCCATGCTTTTTTAATTGCTTCGGAGATACCAAATCCGAATCCTTTAACCAGTTCCCAGGCTCTCTTCATGATTTTTGATAAGTTATATTTCTTCATCTTTGTTATCTCCCTTCCTTTACTGTAATTAAATTATACCACGCAATGCGTGGAATGTCAATAGAAAAAGAGAAAAAAGTTAAAAAGTTTATATTTTTTAAAAATAAAAGTTGAAAAAATATAAAAATAAATGTATTATAATAAAAAAGGAGGATGTAAAATGCATACAGATGTTAGAGAATATATTAATTTGTGCAGAGTGAAAAAAGGAAATATCACAGAGGCTGAGCTTGCCAGGCGGACCGGACAAACGCCACAAAACATGAATAACAAGTACAAAAGGAATACTTTCAAGATTTCGGAACTTGAAAAAGTGGCGGATGCATTTGGCGCAGACTTAAAAATTACGTTTGTTGACAAAGAGACGGGATTACCAATAATATAAAATAATGTGTATTATATATAAATAATAGCATAAAAAATATAAAGAAAAGTATAAAATAATATTGACAAAATATAAAAAATAGTGTATTATATAATTGCCAGGAGGGAAACCGAATGACAATAACCGGGCAAGCGGAGAAAGGAGCAAATATGGAAGACATGAACATGACGGAAGTTGCAAGATTGCTTTTGGGGCTAAGGTCCGCAGGATGGACGGAGAAAGAGATTAACGATTTTATTCTTTTCATTGAAACCGGGGAAGAACAGTATAAACCCAAACCAAAAGAAAAGGCTGAATAA